TCTAAATAATGGAAATTGTAATTGCATTTGTAGCCGGTGGATTAACACACTGGGCCTGGGGTAAGTGGGGCCATAAACTAAAAAAGATAGATGGCTAAACCAAAAGGTGGCCTCAGTAAGTGGTTTAAAGAAAAGTGGGTAGATATTTCCCGTCCAAAAAAGGGCGGGGGATATATGCCCTGCGGTCGCAAGAAGTCTAAAAAGGGTAAGTACCCTAAATGTGTTCCTGCATCAAAAGCAGCACGTATGACTCCTGCACAACGCAAGTCTGCAATTCGTAGAAAGAGAGCCGCAGGAAACCCGGGAGGTAAGCCTACAATGGTAAAAACCTTTACCAAGCGCAAGGCAAGAATGCGACGTGGCAAGAAGAAATAGTATGGATACTGTAGCTGCAGTTTCCGCGATTCCTACAAGCTACACGTCAACACAAGTTGTATACAGAACCTATGAAGGCAAGAACCCCGGAGATGTTCGAGTAATTGCTACCACATACGAAGTTACTGTATATGATAAGAATGGGAAGTTAGAAACTGTTACTAACACCCATCAGGCAGATTATAAAGCATGAGAAAAACACGTGGACGTAAAAAAGACCCGCGTTTAGCGCGTGCAAGGGTAAAGGGATTCAACAAACCTCGTCGAACTCCTGGGCACCCCAAGAAGTCCCACATCGTCGTAGCTAAGGTAGGTGACAAAGTCAAAACGATTCGATTTGGGCAGAAAGGTGCTAAAACCGCAGGAAAACCCAAAGCTGGCGAAAGTGCGGCTATGAAAGCCAAGCGTCGCAGTTTTAAGGCTCGTCATGCAAAGAACATCGCAAAAGGCAAGATGTCGGCAGCATACTGGGCTGATAAGGTGAAGTGGTAATGGAAGATATTAAAGAAGCGGGTTATCACCCCGCAGATAGCAACGGCGACGGCAGAGTTGATAACGAAGAAAGGCAGATGTATCTAGAGTTCAAACGCAAAGAACTCGAAGATCAAGATGCAATGCGAGATGCTCAACGAAAGATGACATGGTTTGCACTTGCAGGTATGCTTCTTTATCCAGCTACTGTAATGGCTACTGAAATATTTGCTTTACATCAAGCAGCAACAATCTTAGGAGATATGGCAGCAGTATACTTTGTATCTGTAGCAGGTATCGTAGCAGCGTTCTTTGGAGCTCAGGCATGGTCTGGCAAAAAGTAATACCAGTTCTACTTCTTAGCGGGTGTGTAGCGATGGCACCTAATTTAGAGCAACATCAAGACATTGTCACTGGACAAGTCTACTACAGCTTTGAATTAGGTGTTTCGTACCCAAAGAAAAAGTTTATGACGCCGCAAGAGTGGGAAGAGTACCACGAATCTCCAGACAGCCAAAAGGAAGCACTTTATGTTACTTACAAAGAGCGCGAGCAAATTGAAAAAGATTGGGAGCACTTTATTGAGAATTGCCTCCTGGCCGCTACGTTGGATTGTTAAGTTTTTTATAAATGAGTGGGAAGTCACAATTTGGATAGACCCTCAAAAGAAAACACAGTACCAATTTAAATGGCTTGATAAATGCGAGCCTACACATTTAAAAGGACGCCTGNTGTCGGGCGAGTCTTTCGAGTTAAAAACCCAAGAGGCTTTTAACTTTCAGATTAAAAAGGTGAAATAATGCTTGGAATGTTAAAAATGCTACCTCTAATTATTGCACTGTCTGTTGCTGGATATATGTATCATAATACAGTAGTAAGTCAGAAAGATGCAGTGATTGCTCGATTGGAGACAAACGCAGTTATTTTAAAAGAGAATGCCATTAGGTTGGAAACTGCATTTGAAAGCGAGAAGACAGCACGAGAAAAGTCGGAAGATAACTTAAAGGTTCAACTTCAAGCAGTGGGCGACTTACTAGAAAAGAATGCGTTTATGCAAGCAGAGATGGATAGTTACTTATCTATTTTNAAGCGNCACAATATGACTGGACTTGCAAGAGCAAAACCCGGACTTATAGAGCCTCGAATTAATAATGGAACTAAGAAAGTATTTCGACAAATAGAACAAGACAGCGAAGAGGTGGCAAATGCGGATTCTAACTAGTGCAGTAGTTTTAGCTTTGGGAGGTTGCTCGATGTTACAGCCCCAGCCTCTTCCAGCACCAGAACCAGTTATAAAAACAGTAACAGAGTATAAAACGCTAGAAATTTATCAACCTCCACTACCGAAAGCAATTAGCTTGCAGGACGTGGAGTTTTTTGTAGTTACAGAAAAGAATTTTGAAGAACAAGTNAAAAAGCTTGANAAGCTACAAAGTGGTACTTATGTACTCTTTGGTCTTACNCCCCAAGACTATGAAAATATGGCGTATAACCTTCAGGAACTAAGACGNTACATACGTCAACAAAAAGAAATTATTATCTACTATCGTGAAGCTACACAAGACGACGTAGATACCGATGCAGCCGATTGGATAGAACGAAATGAAGAAGTTCTAGAAGATCAACAGTCCGAGTAAGAAGTTATGGCAGTACAAATTAGCCGAGCAGATATCACGTCGAATGATATTTTAGATTTACAATCTGAGACACGCTTCCTTAAACTCCCCGTAGATCATTATTTAGACCTACTAGGTGTCTCCCCGCTACCCTCGCAAGTAGCAATTATAAACGCGATTAACAATGATAAGTATAGGTTTGTGTGNGCCGCTGTCAGCAGAAGGCAGGGTAAAACATATATCGCAAACATAATCGGACAACTAGTCTCCCTGGTTCCCGGTTCAAATATTTTAATTATGTCCCCAAATTACTCGCTGTCTCAGATTTCTTTCGACTTACAACGACAACTTATTAAACACTTTGACCTAGAGGTCGCAAAGGATAATGCAAAAGATAAAGTTATTGAATTGAGTAATGGATCTACCGTTCGTATGGGTTCCGTAAATCAAGTCGATTCTTGTGTTGGACGTAGCTACGATTTAATTATATTTGACGAAGCGGCGTTGGCAGACGGTAAAGACGCTTTTAACGTAGCTTTACGTCCAACACTAGATAAAGAAACCTCGAAAGCTCTTTTTATATCTACTCCTCGNGGTAGAAATAATTGGTTNGCAGAGTTTTTCGATAGAGGATTTAATGATGAATTTTCAGAATGGTGCTCGATTCGCGCTACTTATCAAGATAATCCGCGTATGTCTGAGATGGATATATCGGAAGCTAGAAAATCTATGTCCGAAGCAGAATTTAGACAAGAGTATGAAGCAGACTTTAACACTTTTGAAGGGCAAGTTTGGAACTTCGACCATGAGAAATGTGTCGCNAATAATGAAGAGCTTGATACTCGTCGTATGGATGTATTTGCTGGCCTCGACGTGGGTTATCGTGACCCGACTGCTTTCTGCGTCATAGCCTACGATTGGGACGAGGAAGTATATCACGTTCTAGATGAGTACCTAGATGCCGAAAAGACTACCGAGCAGCATGCCGCCGTAATTCGAAGTATGGTTGACAAATGGGATATCGACTACATCTATATAGATTCCGCAGCACAGCAAACTCGATTTGACTTCGCACAGAATTACGATATTTCTACTATAAATGCTAAAAAGTCAGTACTAGATGGAATTGCTCAAGTNGCTGGAATAGTAGACAACGATAAGCTCTTTGTCGACCAACGNTGCGATGAAGTCATGTCATGCTTAGACCAATATCAATGGGACCCAAATCCAAATCTTGCACGAGAAAAGCCGAAGCATAATCGAGCATCGCACATGGCTGATGCTNTTAGGTACGCACTATACTCATTTGAAACAACGCAGAGCGGGTTTTGAAGACACCTTATAAAAATAATGTTTGACAATTTATCTCACAGGGGATATAATTCAAAATGAAAAAGCTAAAAAGAGATCCGGTAAAATATATACGCGACCGAGCTAAATCAAAGTACGAGAAAGGTACAGTATGCCACATTTGCGGCGCGGACACCAAACTCGATTTTCACCACTTCTACTCTCTAGCGCCTATGTTGCGAGAATGGCTGCAGGAGAAAAAGAAAGAACGCCCCGAACATTACACAGATGAATATATTGTTATATGGCGGGACGAGTTTATAGAAGATAAGTGGGCAGAGCTGTACACACATACAGTCACACTTTGCCATAATCATCATTTAGAACTGCATAGATTGTACGGCAGAAATCCAGCTTTAGTAACAGCAACTAAACAGCAACGCTGGGTAGAGATTCAAAGAGATAAATATGGCATGGTATGACAGAATAATAGGAAGAACGCCGGAGGTTGAGGAAAAACTCAATCCTGCTCAGCCCTACTATGACCATAAAGTAGAGCCGTCTCGAGAGCGAGTAGTAAACTACGAAAGAGCATATGAAGACCTCGAAATTGTAAATAGAGGTGTTAACTTAATCGTAGATGATACGGCAGAAATACCTATTACTGTAGGTCCTCCAGTTCAAGGTATGTCCAGTATTGTAAAGGGAATTAAGCGCTCACGAGTAGAGCTGCTGTTAAATAAAGAACCCAACCCTTTTCAAGATATTAGCACTTTTCGTCGTAATTTAATTACTGACTTTTTACTTGACGGAAACATATTCATTTACTTTGATGGAGTGCACATATACCATTTGCCCGCTAATAAGATGACAATTCATGCAAGTGACAGTACTTATATCGAAAAGTTTACTTTTAATGAAATAATTACTTATAAGCCTAGTGAGATTATTCACATAAAAGACAACTCTTTCTACTCTATCTATCGAGGAGTTTCTCGTCTAAAGCCGGCACTTAGAACAATGATACTTATGAGAAGTATGCGAGACTTTCAAGATAACTTCTTTAAGAATGGCGCAGTACCAGGTCTTGTACTTAAATCTCCGAATACTCTCTCAGAGAAAATAAAGGAGAGAATGATTCAGTCATGGTCTGCTCGTTATCGTCCTGACGCGGGTGGAAGACGGCCTCTCATACTAGACGGTGGCATAGAGCTTGATAAGGTATCAAATGTCAACTTTAAGGAATTAGACTTTCAATCGGCTATTTCAGAAAATGAAAAAATTGTACTGAAAGCACTTGGAGTTCCTCCAATTATGTTGGACTCCGGGAACAATGCGAATATTCGTCCTAACATGCGTATGTACTACTTAGAGACTATTCTTCCTATTGTTCGTAAAATAAATTTTGCAATGGAAAGGTATTTTGGATTTTCTTGCAAAGAGGATATTACAGATATTCCAGCACTACAGCCTGAACTACGAGACCAGTCTCAGTACTATTCTTCATTAGTAAACACAGGCATTATTACACCAAACGAAGCGAGAGAAGCTCTAGGCTTTGATTTGGTAGAAGGGTACGACGAACTACGAGTACCTGCAAATATTGCAGGAAGTGCTGCAAACCCAGACGAAGGCGGTAGGCCTGTCGAACAAGGAGAAGAGTAAGATGGCAGTACGTCAAAAACAAAAAGTTTTAGATATTACTTCTGCACAGTTTAAAGACTTTGGTCTTCCACTCGATATTGAGTATAAATCTTATGTTGAGATTGTAGGACCTAAAGAGGCTATTGATGCTATTTCTATAAAAAGAAGTTTTAAAGCATGGAAGTATGTTTTACATGCTTTAAAAGTAAAGCACCCAGAGCTGATGGAAGCTCTTAAGCCCGCTCCAAAACCTGCTCCAAGGCCTAAAGCTCCGAGCAAGCCTGCACCTAAAGCAGCACGTATGAGTAAAGACTAATGGAAAAGATTTTTAACCTTACTTCTACCTTTAAAGCGCTCAATGAAGATGACGATGGTAGCGTCCACATTTGCGGAATGGCTAGCACTGCGGACTTTGACCGGGCTGGAGATACTATTTCAGCGGAAGCATGGACTAAGGGTGGCCTTGGTAATTTTGAGAAGAACCCTATCATTCTTTTCAATCACGATTATAACAAGCCTATTGGACGCGCTACAGGACTTAAAGTCACTGAACACGGTCTTGAACTTAAGGCTAAAATTTCTAAGTCTGCGCCCGATCACGTCGCGCAGCTTGTAAAAGAAGGCATTCTTGGAGCATTTTCTGTTGGTTTCCGAGTCAAGGA